TGTCAACACCGCCACCTATAAGTATGTCTCCAATCTTTTGAAGATTATCCCTCATTAACTTTTGCATCTTAGCAACTATAACTAATCCATCTTCCATTATAGTGTTGTTCCTTTCTCTGGCTCAAACTCTTCTAACACTTCAATCTTTTCTTTAGCGTTAGCTATCTTTTCAACCAGTTTATTTATTTCATCTAAATGTTGAGGATGCTCTCCAATGCCCACACTGTTAGTTAGATATATGTTTATTGTAGCATCAGACTCTGCGATTTCAGCCTCATATCTTGCACGAAGTGCGTCTAGTATAGATCTTCTCATGTGTATCCTTATGCTTTCTTTGATGCTCTTATTGAGTCTTTACCTTTCTTTGCAATGTTTACCACTTCATTCTTACCCATGACTTTTGCTCTTTGTTCCATGACTGTAAGTATCTGTATCTTTCTTGCAAATGATTTATTTGTGTTTTTAACTTTTTTAACCGTTGCTCTAGCGTCTGCAGGTGTTGCAAATTTTATCTTTACAGTGTCTCTAGGGTTCTCGTCAGTGTAAAGTCTTCTATCGCTTCCCGGTGGTTTTTTACCTGTTCCTGTTTTTGGATCTGCCACTTAGTACTCCTTTCAGTATTTTAGCTTGACCAGCAT